TCGCCCCCGCCCTCGCCCTCTCCGCCCTCGCCCTCGCCATCGCTCAGGTCCATGCCCCCGCCCTCGCCCTCGCCCTCTGCTCTCAAGTCCTGCACCTTTCGATATAAGAAGATGTAACCAAGTTCAGGATCTTGATTAGAACCAGAAGGGCTGTATCGTGATTTATTAGCATCACTAAATTTATACCATGTATCGCCAATTCTCTTATAATACACATAATGGATTTCGTCGGGATTTACGATGATTCCTACTGGTTCATAAGTAGTACCGTTATTAAATGTAACATGTTCTGTCATGCAGTTTGAAATTTTCACAGTGCTTTTTTCACCTGCTTTCGTTATTTTTTGTTTTCCATTGATTATTTCTATTTCATCTCTTTCGTTTTTTCGATTTATATTAATAACAACATAATTCGATGAAACATTATAAGTAAATGCGCTTTCTAATGTTATCTCATATGTCTTATTATCGAGTGTAATAGTGTCAGGACTTTTAGTTTGTTCACCAACCTTTTGATTATGTACCAACTGTTGCATAGAAATGTCTTGCTCATTTTCAATGTCAAGTTTTACTGTCATAATATCAAAATTTTGCTGTTTAATACTGGTAACGGTCAAATTAAGGTCGTTAAATGTATAAAAGTCCTTGTCCAAAAAAAGTTTAGCAACTACATAATCTTCTGCATTAAAAGTTTTAGTTATCGTATTATTTTCTATACCCGTCCAAAAGTCGCTATATTTATTGGTAATACAGCCTAGAAGTTCATATGCATCTTGGGGTGCACCGACTACAAATGTCAGAGCGCTGCATAAATCACGAAAATTTTGTAAGAATTTGTTTAAATTATACTCAGTATATCCCAATCGACCACTTCGAAATATGCCTTTTAAAAATAATAAAAACTTATCATTTTGACCTTCACCTTCGCCTCCATCATACTTACAAACATGTTGTCTAAACTCATCGTTGTGGAATAGCAGTTGTAAAACAACATTTATATAACAGGTGTTGCCAATATTATCTAACAGCAGCTCTTCGGCGCATCGGTTCCGCTCATATTGGTTTGGATATATGCAAATTTCCAAAAGTTCAACTGCGCTCATTTACTTTACACACCAAGAAAAAAACGTTTCGCGTTTCCTGTGTTTTGTTCCGCATATAAAATTTACCGCGGATAAAAGGGTAAACACATACATGTCCGTCGTTAACCACCACACTCGCGAGTCGCCACAGGACATGTCGTGTCTGTACAACGACGAGCGCGTTCGCATTTTTTTCATCGAGATCAAAACCATTATAAACGACTGCTTCCACTCCCTCCACGAAACGGTGCACGCCAAGTTCTCGGACCCCCGCGAACAAAAGAGCCGCTTGTTGCGCGGGCTGCAATTTGTCTCCACCGATATGAATCGCGAGAGCAACTACAGCGAGATTGCGCGCGTCACGCACACCTTCCCACGCATAAAGGAAAACTACCGCCGCGCCATCACCCGTTTTGCGCGCTACATCATTCCACGCGAGTTCTTGCACATGGAGATTCAGTGCCCCTCGTTCGACGGGTTTTTGTTCGCGCTGTACAAACGCGTCGCCTCCAGCTTCGAATTGCGGTCCGGCCGGTACTTCGCCATGACGTACACCGAGCAAGAAATCTTTCTCAAGGACATTTTACGCGTCACCATGAGTTCGTGTCTGGACTACTGCGCCGACACCACCAAGCACGTCATGCCCGACGACTCCGTGTCCAACATTGTGCCGAACACGCGCCGAGCCAAGCAGGAAGACGTCGTCGCCATGGCGTCCATTCTAGAAGAGGCCATCAGTGTCGCTACGGCTGTACAGGCCACCAAGGAAGATGAGACCCTGTCTGCGTTCCTCACGCGCCAGGAGCAACCAACGCACAGCACCACCACCGCAAAACCACTCGAAGTAGTGCGCGAAATTGACATCCACTCGTATGCGGATGATGCGCCAAGCACCAAAAACGCCGTTAAAACCACCACCGATGTAGTTTCGCACACCAGTCGTTCCAGAAGTGTAATCTCGCGCACAGCCGATGGGCGTTCGCGCGTCCGTACAGCAGATGTGGTATCGCGCGTCCGTAAAGCAGGCGGCGACGATGCGTCATCGCGCGTGGATGGTGCCCAGAGAGGGGCGAGCGAGGCTCCTAAAAGTAGTGGACCGCGGGCGCGGTACGGTATGGAAGCTCCTCCTTCTTCCGCGCGTAGCTACAGTGTGTCGCTCGTTCGTTCTGGTGGCGGCGGTAATGACAATGGCGGTTATGACAATAATGAAAACAACAAGTCTAGATTTTTCACAGAGGAGACTCTACTGAAACCAAGTGAGACGCCGTCTGAGATTGTGTTTTTGTAAGATTTAGCCAGGATTACTAGTATTGGTGTTTAAAGTATTGGTGTTTAAAGTAGTGTTATTGAAGCGTAATTTCTAGCGAGAACCAGTCAAATGCCAAGCTTGTCATTCTAAGCAAAAATACATTGTTGCGCGTCTCCAGAGACGACACCAGTCGGAACGCTGCTGGGTTGAGGCGTTGCGTGAACGCGTAGAGGCGCCCCTTGACCGTTACGACTTCCGTGTGCAAGTTGATCGTAATGTGCATCCAAAATGGCAGTTCCGACGCACTGTCTCCCCGCAGCTGCAGCGTGTGGTAATCGTAGTAAACCACGCGAAAGTGTATATCGGAAAGTGGTTGGTGCGTGGACGACATAATGCAGCCCGTCCACGCCATGCCATCGTCTTCGTGGGCTGGCGCCGCGGGCATGATGTGCTCGATCGCCTCCCGGACAAACACCAGCGTGCACATTTTCAAAACCCGGAAATTAAATAATGTGAGCTACCAGCCATGTGAGCTACCAGCCATGTGATCTAGCCGCCAAGCAAAGTTTCGTCCAATTGTAATGCTTTAGAGTTTACGTACGTCCAATTGTTTAAAGTTTATTTGTGGATACTTGTGATTGCCAATGAATACTTGTGATTGCCATTGGCGGGGTGACAAAACACTCGACATGGGGCTCGAACCCACGACCACAGGATTAAAAGTCCTGCGCTCTACCAACTGAGCTAGCCGAGTCTAATCGGCGGCATTACGCGTCACGCGACCTCGTAAATAAACCAACAGATACAAACACAATCAAAAAAAAAAATTGGTGGTGCGACAAATGTGCGTGTACATGCGGGTGTTTGAACTTTATTTGTGTGGCACATAGTTGTGCGACTGACATGTGGGTGGCGATGCACACCAAAAGTGAGCAGGCGCGCAAAACGCCGCACGCGACCAGCAAAAGCAAAACACACGGTCGCGGCGGTAAGAGCAAGGCCAGCAAGGGGCACCCCCCGCCGCACGCAGACGCGGGCACGTGCGGAGGCACGGCTACAGAGTCCACGTCCAACCACTTTGGCATGTTCGTGCAGAGCAAGCGCGCGGCGATCCAAGACAACAAGAGGTGCACGGTGCTGCAAGACAAGATTGTGCAGCTGCAAGCCGTGCACGACGGCTTGGTGGCGCGCTACACGTGGCGGCATAAATGGGAGGTGAAAATAGAGATCGACAGCTTGAAAGCGGTTCTGCACAAACGAGAGTCGGGCGCGGAAGAAGCCGAGTTTGAGGAGATGGTGGACAAATACGTTGACGCGTACAACGCAACGCTGTTCAACGCTACCACCGACCCCGACACGTGCCCCGACCCGCAGTCGCCGGTGACGCGCAAGCGCAAGCTGGGCAAAAGTGCCAAGGCTGCGAAAGCGCCGGCGGCGGGCAAAGACGCCAACCTGCGCGGCTCGCTGGCGGAACACCCGCCGTCGTACCAGCAAACCTACAACCGCGAAAGCTTGTTCAACGAGCTGATGAGCGACCTCGACAACGCGGCGCCGCCTGTGTACGTGGTGCAGGGCGACATGTGTCTGCGGTGCAACACGCCGATGATCATACTGGCGTCGGACGCGCTGCTGGGCTGTCCCACCTGCAGCCACACGCGCCTGTACATCCAGGCCACGTCGTCCCGCATCGCGTACGGCGAGGAAGTGGAGTTCGCAAACTTCTCCTACAAGCGGCAAAATCATTTCCAGGAGTGGCTGAACACGTTCCAGGCGAAGGAGTCGACGGAAGTGCCGGGCGCAGTGGTGACCATGGTGATGGAGGAGCTGTACGTGCGCAAAGTGGTGCAGACGTGCGACATTACACAGAAGATTGTGCGCGACATCCTGAAATTTTTGAAGCTGCGGAAGTACTACGACCACTCGCCGCAAATCACGGCTCGTATCACGGGCGTGTTGCCGCCGCGCATGACGCCGTTCCAGGCCGAGCAGGTGAAGCTCATGTTCAGCGCCATCCAGGGCCCCTTCAACATCCACTGCCCGCCGGAGCGCACCAACTTCCTATCGTACGGCTACTGCCTGTTTAAGTTCTGCGAGCTGCTCGGCTACACCGACTTCCTGCCGTGCTTCACGCTGCTCAAGGGCAAAGACAAGCTGGCGTGCATGGACCGCATTTGGAAAAAGATCTGCGACGAGTTGGACTGGGAAGTGAGTACGTTTCTTTATTTGCCTCCGTCCTCCTCTATGTATATATCTTCCATTATCCACTTCAAACTAACGCGAGTGTCTCTCCCCTGTTCAGTTTGTTGCATCGACTTGACCAGGTTGGACGCGCCACCTCGTCGGACGGTCGTACCCCCCCCCAGTTGTCGGATCTGCATGTTCAAGTTATAACACTCGTCTAGCAAAATAGTTGTTGTTACCTCTAGTTCTTGCTGTACTTTATAAAGAGCTTCCTTCAACTCCTTGATATCTTTACGCAACAGCCGTATGCGTTTATGCCGCCGCCGCCGCCCGTTGCCGCGCCCGTCGCTGCTAAACTCACTTGTCATGCTACTCGTGTAGTAGAGTTTGAGTTCTGGTTTTAACTATTAGCGTTATACTTAACACACTCTCCCAAAATCTACTCCAGTCGCGCGCGTTTACGCGGGTCGACACACGCACCCAGTGTGTGCATCGCGTCGAGCAGCTTTTGCGAGTCCATGCGATCGCTCGCGTAAGTGGCGCTCAACACGAAGTCTTTGACCAGGCGTCGCGCCGTGCGGTCAAACGTGTCGTTTTCAAACTCAAACTGCGTCATTGCGGCAATCATCAACGCGTACATGACCACAAAACCGTACAGGTCGCAGTTGTGTATGTACGTCTCGGTAATAAACCGCTGCTGCTCAAACACGGAGCCGTTGTAGTACTTGCGCAGAATGCTGGCCAGATGCGTGTTCTGCATGGTGGTGCGGTCAGTGCGGATGTCCGTCACGTCGCTGCCGTACACAAACCGGATGATGATGTCAATGTTGGCGCTGTCCCGGTGCTCGCCCACCGATTCGCGCAGCGCGTTTGCGAGGCTCTCCATGATGGTCGCCTCCTCTCCCAGCTGCTCCGACAGCGTGGCGAGCCTATCGTTAATGTCGGCGTGTAGAAACACGCTGCCGGGTGGTCGGTTGAACACCAAGGGCGTGACCGTGTGTCGAAGCATCGTCGGCACGGATACCTTGGCGTTACCCCAGTCGATGAGGCGGATGCTGGTCTTGCGCTGCGGGTCGATGACCAGGTTTTCGAACTTGATGTCGCCGTGAATGATGCCCGCCGTGCTCATCGGCACGATGCCGTTCTCCACCAGGTCCAGCAAGAGCGTGTTGATGGACTTGAACGCCTGCTCGTCGACCGTCAGCTCGTTGCAGTAGTCCAGCAGGTCCATGCCGCCGTCCGGCATGGTCAGCGCGCGCAGGCCGGCCAGGTTGTCGTTGATCTCCATGCCCTTGAACGTGTGGCAAATGCCCGCGTTCTGCAAGTCCGACTCTTGCAGCGGCGCCGGCTCGCACACCGCCGTACCCTCCAGCACAAAGTAGTGTTCGTACCGCGGCACTTCGCTCAGGATCGCGCGCACCGCGTCAATGGTGTTTTTTTCCTGCTCGATATCCGCAGTGCGCCCCAGCTTGGTTACGGCGTCGCGGCGTCGGCTCGGCTCGCCGGCACAGTGCAGCGCCGGGCGGAACACGCAGCCGTACGCGCCGGCACCCACGGCCGCGCCCCCTCGAACCGGCTTGCGCGAGGACCGTGCTTTCAGCTGTCTGTCGTTGCGCGAGGACCGTGCTTTCAGCTGTCTGTCGTTGCGCGACTGCTGGCGTGCCCGTTTTTTGTCGATGGACTGCTGCTTCTTGGCGTTGCGCGACTTTTGGCGTGCCTGCTTCTGGGCGTTGCGCGACCGCTGGCGTTCCAGCTTCTGGGCGTTGCGCGACTGTTGCCGTGCCATCTTTTGGGTGTTGCGCGACCGCTGGGCGTTGTTGCGTGATTCCATGGAGTTGATTGATCGATGGACCGTTTCTTTTATTTACTAGTACTACTATATTTTCTACAAATCGTCCTCGTCCCATGCTGTCGACAGGTCCGGGGGGGGGATATTGGCATAGGCATCGGCATATTGTCGCTCGACATTTGCTAGATCAACGCTGGATAATTCCATCGGGCTTGCGTCCTCATTGCCCTCTTCCTCCAAGTACCCCAAGTCTTCCTCCTCCTGGTCGCTCGGCTCGTCTTCTCCCTCGTGCGTCGGTCCGTCGGGTGGTCGCGACAGGCGTCTGAGCTCGTCGGCGGTGAAGTGTTTGCATTTGAACCCGGTTCTCAGGCTGTTGGATAAACAGTCGAGCGCCACACTGCCTGCCAGGTTCATGATGTCGTCTTTCAGGCGCTTGTCCTTCAGTCGCTGCACGTACATTTGCTCCTCGATGCTGCGCTTGTTGCCCTTGGGGTACACGCACATGTACTGGTAAATGTCCACCGTCCACTGATCAGGGTAGTGCAGCTCCCTGTGCGAACAAAAGCGGCGCGCCCGTCCCACTATTTGCTCGAACCGCCCGATCTTCGCTTGTTGCTCCATGAAGTGGATAGCGCGCACGCCCTTGAAATCCACACCCTCCGCATACTTGGAGGTCAGTATAATAACAGGGATCAGTTCGCCGGTGGCATTTTCGGGCGAGTTAAAGGCGGCCAGGAGTCGTATGAGCTCCTCTTTCTCCAGGGGAGCAACATTCTCCATGTTGCCCAGGTACATGACTTGTTTACAGTTCCGCAACCCCTGGCACGTGTTCACCACGCGGCAGCCCGTCTTCACCTTTTTCTCCGCACTCGCGGGCGTGTTGTACTGGCGCGTCACTTTTTCGCGTTGCTTCGGGCGCGACGGCGGTGTCCGTCCACGGGACTGCGGTGTCCGCCTGCGCGGCGGTGTTTGCTGGCGTCGCTGTGGCTGCTGCTGGCGTCGCGGCGGTGACTGCTGCTGCTGCCATGTTGACTGCTGCTGGCGT